CAGACACGCATCAACGATCTATTCGGTGGACAGGCTCAAACTTCAGTTGATACCTACGCAGGATCTTTGCAACGCCTATCTGTTGCAGCCAATAACGCTAAAGAGATCATTGGCGGTGGCTTACTCGATGCACTTGCAGCACTTGGCGGTGGCGGAGAAGGTGGACTCACTAACACCTTAAACATCATTGAAAAGACTTCAACTGCACTTGCTACCTTTGTACGCCGCTTTGGCGTTGGTGTTGGTCAATTAGCAGCCCTAGCGCGTGGAGACTTAAAAGCCTTTCGCGCCATAGGCGAAGCCGAGATGAACCGAGGGGTTGACCGTTCAGGTATAACTCCAGCCATTCGTGCAGAATTGCAAAAGGCGGCAGCCGATAAAGCAGCCAAAAAGAACCGCGATGCTTTGCTTAAGACAACCAAAGAGCAAACCAAAGCGATCAAAGAACAGACAGCCTTGCAGAAGGCTGGCACTCTGTTTGATATCCAACAGACTCAGATTATCGCTGCACTCAAGGGTGACATCTCAGCCGAGGAACGCAAGCGCCTAGAACTGCAACTAGCGATCCTTACCGGCAATACTTCAGAGGCATCTAAACTCGCTGGTGAACTTGCCAAGTCTCAGGGGCTATCACAGCAACTAGCAGCCTACCTAGCAAGCCTTCCAGATGCTAAGAACCCATTCACAGCGTGGAAGTCTTATCTTGACATGATCGAGGCACAGGTACGCCGCATCACAACCGTTAGCCCTGCGCCTGTTACTTCTATGGCTGAAGGTTATGGCGTTACAGGCACTCAATACTCCTTGCCTAACGGATCAACACAGACAAGCGCAGCAGGGGTTGACTTCACAGTCAATGTCAATGCTGGTTCAATTATTGCTCAAGAAAGCCTGCAAGATGTTCTACGAGATACCTTGCTCGATGCTTCACTATCTGCCAAGTTCTCTGCGATATTCCGTCAAGGCGGTTCATTCGGCCCATGACACTTCCTGCCCAGATAGCGGTCTCGTTCGACTTTACAAGCGGCGCTACTTTCGGCTACCCATTTACTATTGGCGATGTTAAGTACGGCAAGTTAGGCACAGGCACACTTGCTTCTAGCACTACTCCTGAGCCTACGGTTGATCTAACGCCAAATGTTAGACAGATCAGCATTAAGCGCGGTCGCAACATCATGCGCGATACTTACGAGGCTGGGTCTGCAACTATCCGAGTCCTAGATCCAGACTCCTATTTCAACCCACAAAACACCGCTAGCCCTTACTTTGGCTTCTTGACTCCACTTCGCAAGTTGCGTGTCTCTGCAACAGTAGGCGGTGTTGGTTACTTCTTATTCTCAGGATATACAACAGATTACAAGTACACCTATCCTCAAGGCCAAGAAACTGGCTATGTGGACATCATCTGCTCTGATGCCTTCCGCTTGATGCAGCAGGCTGGGATCACAACTGTGGCAAGTGCTACGGCTGGACAAGATACCGGCACTCGTATTGGCAAGATCCTAGATCAAGTTCAATGGCCTGCTTCAATGCGCACGATCGACACAGGCAACACCACCTGCATAGCCGATCCAGCCACTTCACGCACAGCACTCGATGCGCTCAAGAACGCCGAGTTCTCTGAGCAGGGCGCGTTCTATATCAACTCTGAAGGAACTGCCATATTCCTAAACCGTACGAATGTAATCAAGAAGTACGGTGAGACTCCGATCGAGTTTAACCAAACTACTGGTATTCCTTACACAAACCTAACCTTTGCCTTCGATGATAAGTTGATCATCAACTCAGCCGGCATGACTCGCTATCAGGGAGTCCAGCAGGTATCCGAGGACTCAGCCTCTATTGCCAAGTACTTCCCTCATCAGATCAACGAAAATAACTTGGTTCTCCAGACTGATGCAGATGCGCTTAATGTGGCAAAGATATATGTAGCAACTCGTAAAGAGACCACGATCCGCATAGATGCCATGACGGTCGATCTACTCGATCCAGCAGTTCCTACTGCGACAATGCTTGGTCTGGACTACTTCTCAAACTTAAAGATTACAAATGTTCAGCCGGACGGCTCAACGATAGTAAAGACTTTGCAGGCGCAAGGACTCTCATGGAACATCACGCCAAATGCCATGAGCGTAATTGTGACAACTCTCGAACCGATCGTTGAAGGGTTCATCATCGGATCGGACATATCAGGTATAATCGGCACTAACATAATGGCGTACTAGGAGATATAAATGGCAACAGGCTTTCCAGCAGCAACAGGCGATGTCCTAAGCGCGGCTATGTATAACGGACTTACCTCATTCACAGTAGGCGCGGCTAATACAGCCGACTACACAGCGACTATTGCTGATGCGTATCAAACACTTGAGATCATGAACAAGGCAACTGCTATCGCCTTTAAGATCCCTACCAACGCAAGCGTAGCCTTTCCTATTGGCACAGTCATCACCGTTCTTAACATCGGCGCTGGACTCTGCACTATCTCGGCCGTTACATCTGGCACAACCACAGTCCTTTCAGCCGGTGCAGTAGCCGCCGCTCCAACCGTTGCTCAGTACAAGTCAGCAGCCTGCATCAAGACTGGCACAGATACTTGGTACATCGTGGGGGCTATTGCCTAATGCTCAACAATATCGCCGCTTTACTTGATAGCGGAGCAGTTGCCGCTGTCGGCGATTATGAGTCAATAGCGACTTCAGTAGTCGGAGCAGGTGGTTCAACCTCTATCTCGTTCTTATCTATTGCTGGCACTTATAAGCATCTCCAATTAAGAATAATTGCTAACTCGTCGACAACAGATGCCCTGCTAGTAAGGTTCAATGGCGATAGCGGAGCGAACTACGCAAGACACCGCATAGACGGTTCTGGAAGTTCTGCGACCGCAGTCGGCGGTGGTGGTACTACTTCTATCGGTATCGCAGTAACAGGCGGTTTCCCAGCCACCGCATCAACCTTCGGCGCAGCGGTGTTCGATATTCTTGATTACACTTCAACCAATAAAAATAAAACTACTCGTTGTCTAAACGGTGGAGATAAGAACGGTTCAGGGTATATAAGTTTCGAGTCTGGTCTCTGGTATGCAACTCCAGCGGCTATTACTTCGATTACAATTACTCCAGCATCAGGAAATATCGCCCAGTATTCTCACTTCGCGCTTTATGGGGTTAAATAATGCCAGCAACTTATGAACCAATAGCGACACAAACGCTAAGTACCAGTGCTACTGAGATTAACTTTACATCTATTAGCGGCGCTTATACCGATTTAGTTTTAGTCTGCAACGGCGGCATGAGTCGAACAGGCGCAGCCTTCTTAATGCGCGTAGGTAATGGCTCAATAGATAGCGGCTCAAACTACTCCGAGACCGATCTCTACGGTACAGGCAGCGCGGCTGGATCAACTAGGCAGAGTAACTCAACTTGGTGGAATATCTTTTCTAATGTTGGATCTAGCACAACCGCTGGAGAAAATACTTTCATCATGCAGATAATGAATTACAGCAATACTACAACTAATAAAACGATGATAGCGCGAGCCAATAGCGCGCCGAGTACGCCTTATCCTGGTACTGCTGCTGGAGTGTTTCTATGGCGTTCTACTGCTGCTATCAACACTATTCGCCTATTACGCCAGAGTACCGATACTTTTATTACTGGCTCAACCTTTACCCTATACGGAATTAAGGCGGCATAATGGCAACCTATATCCAAATTGGTAGCACCGTAACCGTTGGGGCTGGTGGGGCGGCATCTATTGACTTTACTTCGATACCAGCAACTTATACAGATTTACTAATTAGAATATCTGCCAGAACCAACCGTTCTGGACAGCCAGTAGATAGCCTTAAATTGACCTTTAATAGCGCTACTACTAACTTCTCGGCTCGCGGTTTAGGCGCAGATGCTGGTGGTTCTCCTTTCTCTTTTAGCAACGCTGGAAGCGCATCTATTGAAGATGCAGTATTCGTAACCGCTGCAACTGCCACCGCCAACACTTTTGGAAATGCGGATATCTACATTCCAAATTATGCAGGTAGCACCAATAAATCTGTTTCATCGGACAGCGTTACAGAAAATAATGCTGCATCATCTTATCTATTATTAGATGCTGGTCTTTGGTCTAATACTGCCGCTATTACTAGTATTAAATTAGCACCGCTTAACGGCTCACTTATTAACCAGTATTCAACCGCTTCACTCTACGGCATATCTAAATCATAGGAGACAAAATGGCAGACACAAAGATCATCGTAAACTGCGAGACAGGCGAAGTCTCTGAAGTTGAACTAACGGAAGCAGAGGTCAAGCAACGCGAAGCAGATGCGATCGCTTACGCAAAAGCGAAGGCAGATGAGGAGCAAGCAGTAGCCGAGAAGGCTGAGGCTAAGGCTGCTATCGCAGACCGTCTAGGGTTAACAGCAGATGAATTGGCACTATTGCTTGCATGAAGCCCAAACTATGCAAAGCCGGTATCCAACTAAGAGAGCAGTTTGACGATGCCTACAGCGATCGTCTGCGTACCTCAGACGGCTGGATCGGTGATAGTAAGCACTCAACTCGTAAGTCTGACCATAATCCAGATGAGCAGGGCTGGGTTCGTGCCATTGACATTTCACGCGGTCTATCAGGGAAGTCTGAGCCGGACATCATGCCCTATGTGGCAGATCAACTTCGTATCTTGGCAAAGACTGATCGCCGAATCGCGTATCTCATCTTTGACGGCAAAATCGCAAGCCCTAGAAGTCTGTGGCGTTGGCGAAAGTATAAAGGGATTAACCAGCACCGTACTCATCTCCATGTATCTTTCACTCGCAAAGGTGATCAAGACAATTCGTTCTTTAATGTTCCGTTATTAGGGGGAAGTCTATGAACATGAAAAATCCGCTAGTGCTAACCGCCGGTGCATTCCTATCGGCTTGGGCTGCATCTAACTTCGCAGCAGATTACCGCTCGATCCTTTGGGCTGTTCTTGCTGGTGTCTTTGGTTATGCCACGCCCAAACGATGAACGCTACAGACTACGCTGCTATTGCAGTAGCGATCGTGACGGTGCTGGGTGGTGTAACTGCGATGCTGCAGTTCCTGATCAAGCACTATTTAGCGGAGTTGAAGCCGAATAGCGGCTCATCTATCAAAGATCAAGTTAATCGACTAGAAGCGCGTGTCGATACGATTATTGAATTACTAGGTAAGAGACACTAGTCACATGGCTCGCAAGAAGGCTATCGACCTAGATACCTACAACGCGTTAGATGTCTGGGCTATTTCAGTCAACGAAATGTATAAAGCCCTGCGCAGGGCAGGCATGTCCATAGATATTGCGTTAGCCATAATCGTTGAACCTACTGCTTATCCTGACTGGATACTTCCTAAACTGCCAAACCAGATAGATCCGCTTCCATACGATGACGATGATGAGGACTAAACATGGCCGTATTTCGGCAAGTGATCGTTCCAGACCTTCAAGTGCCTTACCATGATGAAATTGCTGTCAGGAATGTTGCATCTTTTATTAAGGCATACCGCCCAGATAGCGTTCTTACTCTGGGAGACGAAATCGACTTACCACAAATCAGCCGGTGGACAGAAGGAACAGCAGGCTGGTACGAACAAACACTAGCCGAGGATCGAGACCAAGCAGTCGAGGTTCTCTGGTCTCTGACTGAGTACGCTAAAGAAGCGCACATGATCAGAAGCAACCACACAGACCGTCTTTACAATGTCATCATGAAAAAGATTCCAGCGTTCTTGGCTTTGCCTGAGTTACGCTTTGAACGGTTCATGCGCTTGGACGAACTAGGCATCACCTACCACAAGAAGCCATATGCCTTTGCTAAGGGCTGGGTAGCAGTCCATGGAGACGAACAGGCTATCAACTCTAATGCAGGCCTTACAGCCCTTGGAGCGGCTCGTAGGCATGGGATCAGCGTAGTTTGCGGTCACACACACAGAGCAGGGGTATCGGCCTTCACAGAGGCTTCTGGGGGCAAATTAGGGCGTATCCTGCGAGGCGTGGAAGGCGGTCATCTAATGGATATCCGCAAGGCTTCCTACACAAAGGGAACTGCTAACTGGCAGCAGGCTTTTATCATCGTTGAGGATACTCAGGTGACTTTGATCAACCTTGAAAAGGACGGCACTTTCGTAGTACATGGCAGGCGTTATGGACGATCTCGATAACGATGTAAAGCGCACAATAGACGATGCCATGGACGAAGGAGAATTGTTACCGTTTCGTTATCTAAATATGCTAGGTACTGTCTGCTAGGTGTGTAACACTTAACCCAAGAAGCCACGAAGGGCGTGGTAGAAGGGCAGTTCATGAATATCTATGAAATAGGAATGCTGATGTGTGGCTGGTTACTCAGTATCGTTTGGTTCTACACACTTGGCGTTAACGCAGGCTACACAGACGGTCGCAGAGCAGTTCGCCAACAGATCGAGCAAGCCAACAAGGTGAGAGCATGAAGGCCGGTGACTTCCTTGCTGAGGCAAAAGCAGTCATTCAAGATCGTGGGCTTCAGTATGGTCACCCAAGTGACAACATGCAGCGCACCGCACGATTACTCAGCGCATATCTCGACATGCCGATCCACGATTATCAAGTCGCAGGAATTATGGTATTGGTCAAACTCGCAAGAAGCATGGAAACGGCTTCGGTTGACACATATGTGGACATGGCAGCCTACGCCGCAATAGCCGGAACTCTACACACACAGGAGAATGAACTTTATGTTTAATTTAGAGGACTACGAGACAGTAGAGGAACGACTAGAAAAGTTTTGGAAGGATTACCCAGATGCTCGAATTGAAACTACTCTGGTTGAGTCAACGCTTCAGCGATTTATTGTTAAGGCTGCTATTTATCGAACTGAAGTTGATGCATCGGCTTGGACAACTGGCTATGCAGAGGAAACAGTATCAACGCGAGGAGTTAATTCTACGAGCGCTCTTGAGAACTGCGAAACGAGTGCGATCGGTCGGGCATTGGCTAACGCAGGCTATGCTTCGAAAGGCAAACGCCCTAGCCGCGAGGAGATGTCTAAAGTCAAAGCAGCAGAGCCTAAGCCGTTCGCTGAGAAGTTAGCAGATAAGATCACAATTCCGGCAGAGGACGATCCGTGGACTGTTAAGGCTGTAGCGCCTGCACCAACTGCTGAGGCTGCTGTGGATCTGGTCAAAGAAGTATTAGGTGGAGTCAAGATAGACAAAGACATTCCACTATGTCGCAACTGTCATGACCATAAGCCAATGACATGGAAAACAGGCGTAAGCGCCAAGAACAATAAGCCATGGGGCAAGTTCTCATGTTATGTCTGTCGAGATGTGATGTGGTACAACATTGCATCT